ATAGGCAATCTTACTGTCGAATAGTGGTATCTTGAGAAGCGAATACAAGTTGGGATATCGGTGATGGACAGGCACACTTCCAGCATACCTTCGATTCATCTCATTCCTCATAACTCGACACCTGTTTTTCAGGTATGGAATATCGTAGCCGATAATGTGCTGACCACCTAACAAATCTCTGTCCAGTTCCTCTATCCTCTGCTTGAACCACCAAAGCAACGCCGCTTCGTTTGTGTCAGGGTCGAGATGACCAAAGTTCTGCACACGCACCTTGTCGGGTTCGATAGGGGGTATGGGGCTGGTATGCTCAACGATGCTCTCCAGTGCTTCCTGTGACCCCAAGAATCGCCTAACTTGATGTTGGCTGGTGGGTGCAGTAGTTCCAATCTCATGAATGCCTGTGACGCTATCCACGAATGCAATACTCACAACTCTCTCAGGAGCATTCTCAGTATCGAGTGAATCCGCAGTTTCGATATCGAACCACACCACATCCAATTGGAATTGAGTTGGGTCGGTCTTACTGGATTTGATGTGGATTGGTCTGAGATTTCTGCCGCTCGCAAGTTCCTTCGTGTCGATATCGACAACGGCAGTCCAACCGTAAATCCAGCGAACCAAAGAACTCCAAGAAACATCGGCTGAATAATGTGGATAGAAGTAGTCACGAATCTCCTTGATATCTGACGGCATCTCCACTCTGATTTCGTAAAGTGGAACACCAGTAATGGTTGTCTTATCCGACAACTTAGTTGAGGTCACAAACGAAGGCAGATTGGGAATCTCACTGGGATTTTTTTCAGACCAAAATCTCGGAATACAACCCTCGACTGTGACCTTCTTTGTCGAGCCATCCAGTGCCTTCAATCTGAGATGTGTAAGGAGTCTGTCTGATTCGTCATAGGTCACATCAACGATTAGGAAGGATTGCATATCTGATGTCGGTGATTCCCACCATTATCAAGGTCTTAGCATTCGATGTGGGGCATATTATCCCAATCCAAATCTCTGCATCGGAATATCTTCATTCTGCAAAAGTCCATCTCAGGGTTATTCCATCGGCTTCCTTCTCTTTCTTCCCAGTCAGCATCGCCCATAGCCCAAGCCAATCCTTCACCAGCCCACTTCTTCTCAGCACGACTGTTTTCTTTGGTAGCCATTGTTTCATCGAAATGCCAAAAGTGAGGGTCGAAGATATCTCCATTTTCCAACTCAATCCAAAAGTGCCAGTTTCCGATTGTTCCGTCTTTCCACTCACGGTTTCCAATCCTTCCCTCAATCAATTTCATCTGCTTCCTCTGACTCTTTGGGAAGGCCATAATCAACTTGGCGGCAGTGTTCCAACACCTGTTGGCAACGCATACCAAGTTCTTCTTCTCAGCCATCTCATGCAAATCCCATTCTGTTATCTCGGTGTTGCTCCCGTTGTCGCTCATGGAGCGACAAGGTAGGCTCTCCATATATCAATACTTTCCTAATCTGACTACTTTTTTGCCGAAAAACCCTGTTTTCTATTCACGCCGAGCAAGTTTTTTTTCACTCAGATTCTTGCGAAAACTCCGTGTCGATTTCGACATCAGACTCATTGAACATCTCGATGAGTTTTTGCAGATAAACCGCTAAATCCATTGCTTCCTCTTGGGCATGAATCAACCACTCCAGTTTTGTCAGTGGTGCAGTTTCCATAGTGACCCCATACTTTCCTTTGCCAACCTCTGCTCTGCCCTGTATCTTTTTGCATACTTCATCTTCAACTCTGCTCATACTGTTATTCTCCTTAGAAATGTCTTGACCGTCAGTAGGTCATCTTGTGAAATTGAACACCAATAAATCGCCTCTCCGATGTGTTTGTAAATCGCCTTTCGGAGTTTGTTGGGAACCTTAGAATCGTTCTGAACTAAGGTGTGGAAAGCATCGAGAATCTCAACTCCATTCATTCCCTTCTCACCCATCTGTTCAATCATAGAATCGAGTCGTCTGTGAGCCTTGAGATACTGGGCATCACCGACATCGAACTTGTTGGATTCGATAGCCAATCCCAGCATTTGCCTGAGTCCAGTTTCGGATATCTCATTTGTCAGTTCCCTGACATCTTCAACCTCAACCCGAACTGGAATCCGAGTTGCTGAAAATAGCAGATTCAATGCAGAACGCATCGAGCCGTTAGAAGCCTCTGCTACCGCCTCTAAAGCATCCGGTGCTATATCGAGTCCTTCTTGCTCAACGATGGCCTTGAGAGCCTCGCAAATGGCCTTAGATGGGATAGGTCTGAACCTTGAGCCTGAGAATGCACATCTATCCCTGATTGGTGCTATCACTTTGTTTGGATAGTTGCATGAAAGGATGAATCTTGTTTGCTTGGAATACTTCTCCATGATTCTTCTCAGGGCTGATTGAGCATCGGGAGTTAGGTTGTCGCATTCATCCAAGAAAACCACATTGAAAGGAATCAATAAATCCCTTCCATCAGAGGTCTGAAAAGTTCCAATTGTTCCTCTCCGAGCGAAGTCCTTGACTGTCGTTCTGACGACATTGATACTTCTCTCATCACTCGCATTCAACTCGATGAAATTAGCCTTCCAATCTTTGCCAAACATTGACTTCATCAGAGCCACTGCAACTGATGTCTTTCCAGTTCCAGCACGACCTGAGAACATCATGTGAGGGAACCCAGCATCATCACCATCCTGATGCAATCTCTCAACTACGAATCTGAGCCTCTCGACTATGTGTTCCTGACCTACGATATCATCCAGTGATTCAGGTCTGTATTTCTCCGACCACATTGGATTGACTGGGTTAATCCCACCCTTATGAGGAAAGCCTCACTCGTTGATTACTTTCTCGACTGCATCAAAGAGTGGAGATACGATGTCGAATGACTCGTAAATCTGATTTGCTTTCTCTCTGATGATATGCTCAGGAACTACTCTTGGCCTGTTTGCATTTCTGTAAATTGAAGTTTCGATTCCGACAGTGACGAAAACGAGTTTGGTAGTCATTCCAGCGTTCTTTGCTGACTCGATGTATCTCATGACCTTCTTGGAGTTGGTTCCAGTTGAGTCATAGACAGTGTTTGTTGGGTTGTTGAATATGTCTTGCATTTGACTCTCTGCAACTTCCTTCGACCATTCGTGAATTGTCTGTGGGTTTAGTGGGTCGTAGTCAGGGTGTGTCTTTTTGATTAGGTCGCAGTCAACGAAGGAGTGAGTGTCTGTGTATCGACCCTCTGCTACATACGACTTTCCAGCCGCAGGTAGCCCCATCATGACGACTAATTCGGGGGTCGCCGTGTTGTTCCCGTTGCAGTGCATGGCACTGCAAGGAAGGCGTTCCATATATCAATGTTTAGGCAATATCACTACTTTTGGATATCAAAATTGCATTTTCTGACTACGCCGACACTCCGCTTTCATCCCGCAGAACTGAGAGGATTCTCTTGGCCGTGTCGAGTCCGATACCTTCGATTGACGAAAGTTCTTCGGGAGTGGTCTGAGCGAGAGAAAGAATCGTTGGATATTTTGCAACTATCCTTCGCCTCAATTTCGCACCTATTTTTGGAAGTCCTTCGACAAGTGCATCTCGATATTCTTTGGGTGTCGGAGATTTGGGTCGAGGCACATACAATCTTGGGTTATCATCCTCGACCTTCTGAACTATCTTGTGAATAAGCAGAGAAGCATCATGTCTGTTGTCGATAAACACTGGTGGATATCCCACTGCACACAGGGATGCGATGAAGCCGATTAGGGTCTGCTCACTAACACCCCTATCTCTTGCTCCGAGCCTGATTGCATCGTATGATTTCGACACTATCAGATACGAGTATTCTGCTTCCTCTCTCATAGCCCCAAGTTGCTTGAGCCTACGGCCATCAAAGAGGGATGGAAGGAAGTCATCTTCTTTCCTTTCGATGCTGACTTTTCTTGTCGATACATCTCCCTTTCCAGTGTCAAGACTGACTACTTCAAACCCAAGTTCAGATAGGTAAGTCAACATTTCTCGATGCTCTCGATGGTCAACTCTCCGATGTCGTGTGTGAAGTTCATTCAAAATCATCTGATTTGTGAGAGAAAAAATCTGATTTTTTTCAGGATTTTCTGACAGGGATTGCGTGTCGATTTCGACAGGTTCCACAGTCAGGAATCGAGAGAATCCGAGAAGTTGTCCAAGCGATGCTGAGTCAAGGAAGTCAATGAGTTCAGAACGGTCATCAAGCAACCTGCCGTATCTTGTCTTTCGATGATTACTTTTCATCCGGTTTCGACCATTTGCGTCTAATCTGACGGGGTTGATAATCCATGCCCCCCATGTCCTTGTATCGGGGGCAAATGTCGCCTACACAACACCCATTCGCCTTGAGTGTAGTGCAGTTCGGAAAGATGTAGTATTTCGGGTCATCAAAGATAGTGGACATTTGGTAAAGACGATGCTCGGTATTGTGTAAATCGACATAGCCGATTTCAGTTCCCAATTGCATCCACACATCTTCAAACTCTTGCAAACTCATCCCAAGCATCTTGGCGAACAGGGCAGAATACACTCTTGGTTTGTGTGGTGGATTTCTTCTCTTGAGTTCATTCACCACACCCATACATCTTCTATCGAGAGATGCGAGAAATCGAGATGCATTACCATCGGTGGAAGCGATGTCGAACTCGACATTCACAACTGGTCGAAGTAGCGATTCGGGAGAATGCAACTTGACTCCCAACTCATTGACGAAATCAATCAATCTGAGTTTCCTACCAGTGATATTTGGAAGGTGATATTTCGGTCGATAAGACATCTTCTCGATGTCCTCATGAGTCGTTGTATCGAGATGTTCCACATCGACCGGAAGTGCGTGTCTGCCTGATGAGTTTCCATGCCTGTCGATGTGCTTGGAAAATGGGAATCGACATAGCCTCTTTGGGTCGCCAGTTGTCTGCTCATCGAGTGTGTTCAAACCAAGTGTTCTGCGTAAGTGGTCTTGTGTCTGATGCACGATTTGTTTGAGGGCTTCCCCACTCCCATCCTTGAAGTCAAACTTGAATCGAGTTGGCTCATGGATAATGAACAGATGATACCCCTTGCTTCCACTGTATTGAACCCAGTGAGCCACATCCATTTCTCTGAGATATGACGACAATCTTTGGGCATCTGCAAATGCATTTTCAGGCTTGGTCGGATGGTCGAAATCGAAGAAAGTCAGTTCGTAAATTATGGACTTTGGACTCTGCTTCCCACCTACCTCATACTGGAGATTATCATAGCCACCAGTGCTGATGAAACAGGACTTACTTCCATTCCATTTTGAGTAGGCTCTGAACACATCTTCTGTTGCATATACGAAGTTCTGTCGAGGGTTCCCAATCGCTCTTGGAAAGTGATTGAATCCGAAGTGATTACACATCTCGTCAATGCTCTCAACAGTGAGCAAAGACATCGGGATTCCTCACTCAAGACCAACTGCTTTCAGATTATCCAAAGCATCCTGTATGTGGGTCTTGATTCGTGCTTCGTAAGCAAGCCCAACCTGCTCATCGGTGATACCAGCATACGCCAGTAATAGGTCAATTGAAACGATTGTTTTCAACATCAGAATATCTTCCTCTTGCATACCTAACATATTCTCAGCAACCTTCACATCGAACACTTTCTTATTGGGGTCAAACATACAATCAATCCTCTCTCAAAGTTTCAGCAACAACAACCGTAGCATCACCATTTTCTATAACCAAAAATGGAACTTCCTTATGCTTGTAAATTACGAAATCATCATCGTTGCAAACAGAAACAATATGACCTACAATCTCAGACAAATGAATCTTGACTGATTCGCCTTCGACTGTGGCTTCAATTGGAGTGGATGACTCATTGCTTTTCGCACCCCAATGACCTGCCTGAGAGTATGATTTCTTATCTTCAAAGTGGAATGTGATATACGGAGTCTTGGACACTTTCATGTCTATCATTCCCTTTGAGATTGCATCTCTTGTAATCGAGATTTTTGTCGTGCAAGTTTCATTATTTTTCTGAGGGATTTGAACCCATCCATCCTTATCCTTCGGCATCATCCATCTATCAGGAACAATAGCACAGTCATCCTCATCAGCAGGGTGAAACACCGTCTTTGCTCCAGCCTTATTCTGAACTACAATTGGTTCATTTGCCTTAGTTGAAATCTGAACTACTTCGTTGCCGAACTTCGTATTCAAAAGGTCTGAAAATCCATCGGGGTCGAGAAGCAAAACACAGGGTTCCTTGACTTTCAAATCATCAATTTTTGAGTTAGTAATTAACAGGTTCATCGTGTTGGAAATGTCGTGTGTCCATACACTCATTCCATCATCTGTAAGGAGCATTCTCACTGGACTGGATGGCTTATCCAAGACGACTCTTTTGAGAGCCTTAGATAGCGATGAGGCGTTTGCTCTTGCGGTCACTGTTCTTGATACTTCACTGTTCGGAGTCATCATACTTTTCGACTGGTTATCCCACCCTTATGATAGAATCGAAAATCGCTATGTCAGATTGTGAAGGAAAAGTTGTGTCAATTTTGACAAAAAAAATCGTCAACAAGATTTGTTGCCTGTCGAACTCGACACATCATCGTAAGCATCTTCGTGAGCCAGCCAAGTTTTCTGAGGATATTTTGTTCGACCATCGAGCCCAGCAACTCTTGATTCTCCAGCACAGAAAAACAAATGTGGTTTCTTGGCGAGATGATTGGTCAATCTATGTATCTCAAATGGTTGCTTAGGCAACTGAACTATCTCCCCAGTTGTGAGGGGCTTTCCATCAGGATAGATAGCACCTGCCGCAATCAAAGCCTTCCATAATCTCTTGACATTTCGACCATCGGTTTTACCCATGCGACCGAACTTACGAGTGCCATATTTTGATGAAGGAACTTCCCTGTCTTTGGAGTTATCATCAGTCGGCATTGCTTCTTCGTCTTACATTCAATGTCCTGTAAGGTTTAGTAATAGCGGAACGCTTCACTTCTTCTGCTACTTTTTCAGGTAAAATCGGCATCACTCGCTCCACCGCCGCTTTGCTCACTGTGGCTACTTGGCCGAAGGCAGTAGTGCCGATTATTCTCTGAACTTCTGATGGGATAAACTCGGTTCTTTTCCTATCATCAAACGACACTTTCCAGTTGTCGGTTTCGACACTCTCACTATTGGTGTTGAAGTCGAACCACTCGCTCTTGATTTGTTGCTCAATCTGAGATTTCTTTTTTGCAAGTATTCCCTGTGCCGCCTTGACCGAAGCAAGAGTTGTGAGCATCTCATCTCTGTCCAGTTCAGTTGGGTCATCAGGCACTACCAAATCCCATGAGCCATTGAGTATCAATTCCTGTGCTAACGGGCAGATGTCAATGAACGGACACCACTTGCATCCATTGCCTATTGTTGGTTGTGGGTCAGTGATAGAATCAATCCATTCATACTTGCCTTTCAACCAGCCCTTGAAGGAATCTATTTTCTCATCAGTCCACACTGTTGTCACTGTTCCATATCGAAGTAAATCGAAGGTGAATCTCAGTGGTCTATCAGGCCATATTTCTCTTGCAACTGTGAGATACATTCCAGCCTGAACATCCGAGTCTGCTTCCTCTTGTTTGATTGGCTTTCTCTGAGATTTGTAATCGAGTAGTTCGATGGTTCCATCGGGGTGTTCCAAGACCAAATCTATGAACCCGAAAATTGGTGTTCCATTCGACAACTTGTAAGGTGCTTTGTGAGTTCCAAATGCTTGCTCAACTGCAAGCACCTTGACCTTATCTGAACCTCTTTCCTCAAACCATCTTGAGAGCATCTGTTTGCCATCTTCATACATTGCAAAATCAATGTCATTCTTGGTGCATTCTTCATCATACAATTCGATGAGTTTCTTGAATAGTGGTCGCCTCACTTTTCCAGTTTCAGGATTCGGCCTACGCCATTCCTCAAGGGCATTGTGAATGTTGGTTCCAAGCCTTGCGGCTTGTAGGTTATCTCGATGCTCATTCTTCCATCTGATTGTCCTAACATCTTGGTTAGGTGGGTCATATTTCTGTTGGTAAGAAAAGGGGCAATCCTGAGCGAGTTTTAGTCGAGAGGCCGATAGGTAGGGAACTTTCATTTCAATCACTCAGATAGGCTACAATAGGGTGTTTATGACCTATTATCTTCCACTGCCTTCCAAAACTTTTCTTGGGTAGGTTTCATCAGTTGGAATGGTTCGCAAGTTCTGCTCTTTCTGACGATTGCAATATGCCTCGTTTTGATTTCCTTCCCCTTCGCTCTTTGTTGCTGGTGGAACTCGATAATCCAGTCGAAGATTGGGTCGGTCATTTCCGCCCTACCTGCCGCCGTCACAACTCTCTTTTCATTGGCAGTTCCATAGTTCTCAGTGTATTCCCTGAGAAGGACTGTCGAGAGGAAGTGGAACTGGAACATTTCTGCCGCAATCTTGAGCCTCTCGTATGGTGTGAAGAATAGTCTGTTGATGACCTTGTATGAATGCATCTGACCCTCTTTGAAAGCAGGTAGTGTTTTCTTGCCTTCTGCAATTGCTTGGGTCTGTCTTTCAAGCATCAAATCAGCCTCACTCTTACCATGAACTTCCTGAGAATAGAAATCCCTGCATCCCACATAGAACGCCGCTTCATTCTCAAAAATCATGACTCTGCAACCATTGGGATATTTCTCCTTGTGTTGCCTATGTAGGTCAATGAAAGCAAGCGACATTTCATTCACATCAGTGGGTGTTCGACACACCTTCCTGAACAGTCTTGGTCGCAGTTCCTTTGGAAGAATATCCTCTCTCTTTACAAGAGCAGATTGACCCTCCAAATCACAATCTATGATGGTGCATAGACATTCTTCGGGCTTGAGTCCTTTTGATTCGTGAGCGAAGAATGTGAGGGCAAAATGGCTCTTGCCACCACCAGCAAAGCCTTGCAACTTCATGTGTCTGAGTTGCGGTCTATCAGCCATCATTTCACCTGTATCACAGGAGTCAATCAAGTCCGAATATCGGTCTGCCTTTTTCTTCGCCAACTCAATCACCAATCTTCCCAGTCGTCATCGTCATCTTCGGAATCTTCGGAAGGTGTTTCTTCTGTGTCGGACTCGACAGTTTCTTCCTCAACTTCTGCTTCTTCTTCCTCATCATCATCAGCATCTTCTGTTGCCTCGACAACATCTTCTGTGGAATCGTCAGAATCATCATCATCGTCATCACCAATCGTCTTGATATCTGCCGTCTTGAAGTAGTCAGAAGCATCGTCATCGTCATCGTCAGTTGCAGTGGTTTCTGCGACTGGTGGGGCTACTGTGATTATGCCTATTGCAGTTTCAACATTTGCAGACAAACCATACTCTCCATTATCCTTCGTAGTGAGCAGTGCAAGGATGCGACTATACTTGCCGAACTTGGATGCGATAGAGGTTGATGTAATACAGTTGAGAAGTAGGTTCTCACCACTCTCAATTGCTTCCATAGTCATAGTGGAATCGTCTTTCAAAAGCATCTTTCCAAACTGAGTTCCAGCCCTACTATTCTGAACACCTGCGTATGATACAGTGGCCTCAACCAAACGATAGTCAGTTGGGCTTCTGCTGATGTCGTCATCTAAGTCAGAGATGGGGGAGATATCGAACATGGATTTTAGCAGTTCTGACCTATCCATGTGGTCGTATTCTTCACTGTTGAAAGATGTGATTCCTGATAGTGGTCTGAGGTCAAGAACCTCTGCATCGAGATTGCGACATGATACACTGAGAGAGTATTTTCCATCAGCCTCAACATCGTCAGCAATAGCAGTATCTCCATCCCAAAGACTCATCCTGAAAAGTGCAGGTTCCATGACACTTCCATCAGTGTCCTCAACAACTGCCTGACCTATCATGAAACACGCAGGTCGAGGGTTGCCCTTTGCAATTCCAACTGTCCTGTGAGATACTTCATACAGGTCGATATGTGCAGTGTATCTTTTCTGTCTTAGGATGCTTGTCAAATCAATCAATACGGCATCGGTCACGAAGGACTGAGCGAGTTCGGATTTCATACCACCAAGAGCGTCAATCTGAGGTTTGTTGGTTGGGTCTTTTGCGAAGTTCGCAAACAACTGAATAACAGTGGAATCATCAGTGAAGATTCCCTTAGAGATACCGCTATCTATGAACGGTCGCAATCTCTTTTCAGCATACTTAGGCAGTTTCTTAGGTGTCGTTTTAGAGGACATAATTTCAGTCCTGTTCTCCCACCCTTATGAAAGATATGTGGGAATACTACTCCAATTCGATTTCATGTGATTCCATCAACGCATCCCACACATCATTGTCATCAGCCTCGACATGGACTTTACTGGCCTCTCTCACTTTCTCTTTCATATCACGGTGCTTTTCTAAGTCACTTGTTGCCTCTGCTTCTATCTCAGAATCCAGCCATGCTTTTCCTGAAAATAAGACATCTCTCTGTTCTCCATCTCCTATGATTTTGGAAAGCATTGACTTGTCGTTCTGAGGTCTGAAATAGGTAGGAAGAAACAGGCTTCTCCATATCTTAGATTGAGTTTTATTTTCACAACCAAATCCTCTGAGAATATGACCCTCTCCCTTCTCCAAGTTCCTTACAGATTCGGGTGCAGATGCAGTGTTGAATATGTCCTTGAAATCGGAGATGATGCTACTCAGATTTGCTCTGATTCCCTCGACAAATAATGGGGTCAATGAGTAGGTGTCCATGAGTCCTTTTCTTGTCTTGACAATCCTGTATGTTTTCTTTCGACCACCACGACCACCGCCTCTCCTTGCAACCTCAATCAGACCAGCATCTTCCAGTGTTGGTAGGTGCTTTTCTGTTAGGGCATTTTTGGATAATGAGAATGCGTGTAGGTGAAGCCACTGGAGAATGTTATCAACAGTTAGAGCCCGATTGGATTCATCCATCTTAATCATCTGAATGAAGGTCGCCCAAGAGTTATCGGGAACTCCTGAAAGACTTGCTCTCAAAACGAGGTCAGCGAGTATCAATCCGATGATGTTGTCCTCGACTGACGAAAGCAAAAACTCATTTCCATTCGTGTCGGTTTCGACAGGTCTTTGCTTCTGATGGAGCAGGGTGATTGAGTCGATAATCGAGAGAACTTTTCCAATATCTCGTTGATGTTGGGCAGAGCGAGCAGGGAAGAACTCAGCCATCTGTGGAGCGAAGATATTCCGAACTCGATATTTATTCAAAGACAACATGGATGCTTGCATCAAAGTAAGGTCTTTGTGAACAGTAAATTGATTGGGTCTTGCTTTGGCTATCAGACTATTTCTAACGACCGCAGAAACCTTTCCAGCAGTAGTATCGGGAGTCATCAAAAGAGTCCTTGTTATCTGCTCCTGTTCGGTTGGATTACGAGTGGTGAGAGTGATGAAAGATGGCTGACCACGAATGATGAAATCTCTTGTTTCAATCTCTCCGGTGAGGTCGTTCTTGATTGGGGTTTTCCACACCAATTCATCATCATCTCCTGACATGAGAGGCTTCATCTTTCTCACGAATGCATAGGACTCATCTTTCTCCAAAACTATGATGCATTTATTGTCAACATGAATGATGAAATTACCATCATCGTCAATCTCATCATAGTCGTATTTCAGAGCCTCTCTGCTCGCACCTGCAAGCACCATGCACATAGACTTGGGAACACCATTCCTCGCAGTCAGAACCATGTATGTTTTTCCGGCGGCAGAACTGGCTACCATTTCCAAGTTCAATGGGTTGTCTGTCTTACATGACATGATGACCAAGAAAGTCAGAATCAAATTAGCATCATCACCGATGAATGGAGTATCTCTTGACTCATGGAGAATCTTGTTGATTTTGTCGAGCAAAAGTTCGTCAGACAAGAATGATTTCATCGTGTCGGAATCGACAACTCCCAGTGTGGAATCCTGACCGAGATATTTGTCGATTTCAGGAACCTTGATGACTTCGGGTGCTGGGGTATATTTTGCATCCCT